TAGCTGACATCCAAGAATTGAAGGATGATTCCTTAGATTTCTATGGGGATTATATGTCAGATCCAAAGCATACTGAAAACAAGTTCTTTAACATTGAGAAGATTGAAGGAGACATGAAGAATGCTTTTAAACCAAATAGAACTTCTGGTTTAATAAAGTATTGGAGTTCGTATCTTCCTAATCATCGTTATGGTATGGGTTCTGACCACTCAGAAGGTATTGGGAAAGATGCTAATACAGTTGTTGTATGGAACTTTAAGACAGGAGAGCTTGTTGCTGACTATGCAAATAATGATATAGCACCTGACCTTGCAACACATGAGTTTGCAAGATTGGGTAGTGAGTTTGGAAACTGTGTATGGGGACCAGAGGTAAACAACAAGTGTGGTGGTGTTGTTCTAACGACAGCAGTAAACTTGGCATATCCTAAACTCTATGTTCAGAAAATAATGAAGAATGGTGTTGAGATTCCAACAAAGAAGCGTGGGTGGGAAACAAATGGAAAAACAAAGAATACTATGTTCTTTGAGTTCAAGAGAGATTACAATGATGATTTGATTAAGATATATGATATCGAGTTCTTAAAGGAAATGAAAGCTTACACCAATACAGACTTGCAAGAGAACACTACTGGTTTAATTACTAGACACTTTGACTTACTTACTGCAGGAGTGATTGGTTGGCAGATGAGAAATGAATATCAAGAGGAGTCAAATGTTACTGTAACTTACCCAGATGTTTGACATGGTTATTTAAGATAGTATAATATAGGTACAAATTATGATTGCAAATATAGTTACTGGAACAGATGGAGACCCAGTAGATGGAAATGGTAAAAAACTTACTCCCTCTTCTTACAATCCATCGGAAGATGTTAAAAAGTTATTCGCTAGAGTCCAAAAAGATTACTCAATAGCATGGAGATTACAACATCGTTCTTTCGATGAGTTTGATGGAGTATCTTTATTGCAAAGAGCAAGACTAGACCAGCAAACATTCGCTGCATACGTAGGTGCTGTTATTGAACCAATCTCAAAGCAGTGGAGGTGGAAGGGAAGAAAGAATACATCACGCAACAAGATTATAGGCATACTCGCACACATGATTTCGGGTATGCTTTTTCCTTATGCACAGGCTTACAATGAAAACAATGAAGAGGATGAGATGACAGCTAAGGTCATGCGTATCCTTGTGGAAGACTATTTGAAAAAAGCAGACTATGAGATTAAGTTTCTTTACATGGTTACTTCAGCATTAGTGAATCCTGCTGTACTTGTAGAGGTTGAATATGTGGAAGCCATGCAACGAATCAAACAGAAGATGAGTAGTGGAAAGTTCAAGGTTACAGAAGCTGTAGATATGCTACTCTCTGGCATTGGAATAAACATTATTCCTATTGACCAGTTGTTATTAGCTGACTTCTACACGCAAGATATACAGAAGCAACCTAATATCTCTCGTGTTCGCAGAATCTCATACGATGAAGCAAGAGAGATTTATGCAAGAAAGTATTTTGTTGATGGGAAAGACCAGTTTGATTTTGTTCAAGCAGGAATGACAAGGATATTGCTTGCGGGAAATGAGAACCAAACTCTTTTTGATGTTGAATGGACAGAGGCAGATCAAAACTATGTGCAAGAGTTAACATTGTATTATCGCCCAGAGGACTTGGAGGTTACTTTTGTTGGGGGTGTGTTCATGGGAAACGATGATGATGTCTATAACTCTAATCCTTTTAAGCATAGAAGAATGTCGTTACTTGGGGATGAGTGGAAAACAATTCCTGTATATCCTTTTGCAAAGTCAGGGTTTGAGCCAATGGATCCCGCAGGAAGATTTACTTACTTTAAGTCAGCTGCCTTCAAAGAGTTCTGGGATGATGCAGGATTAAATAGAATGCACCAATTAGCGTATGATGGAACATACCTTGATGTCATTAAGCCAATGTTCTTAACTGGTGTAACAAAGATAGACCAAACTGTTATGGTTCCAGGAGCTACTATCGCTATGCCTGTTGGGGCTAACGCATTACCATACTCTCTCGGACCGAACCTTATTGCTGCTATGACTATGATGAGGTCAGAACAACAGGACTTGTCTGAAAGTACACAAGACGTTCTTCAATCAGGTATTGCACAGAAAGGAGTTACAGCAACAGCTTCTCTTAAGGCAGAACAGAATGCTAAGGTTATTATGCAAGTATTCGCTGTAATGACAGCAGACTTAGTTCGCCAAGTAGGAGAGTTAGTTATGGATGATATTCTTTTGCATACTACAGTAGGTGAGATAGATGCTACTATTCCTGAAGCTCTAAAAATGAACTATCGAACTGTGCTTGCAAAGGGTACGGAAAAAGGAAAAGACATTACAAACAAGATTGAGTTTGATACTTCTTTAATGGGTATAGATATTTCTAAAAAGAAAGCAAATGACTTGGAGTGGGATATGTATGAACAGTCAGGAGGAGAAAAAGCAAAGCAAGTGTGGTATCGTGTGAACCCATACAAGTTTGCTCGTACTAAATTCTCCCTTTATATTGATCCTGACATGATTATTAGCAGGTCTATGGGTACTGACCAGTTAAGAAAAGAGAGAGCATTTAATCTCTTAACAGACCCTCGTGTTGCTCCCTTTGTTAATCAAGAGGCAGTCGTAGATAAGTTTGTTTTAGAGGAATACTCTGATGGTAATCCTGATGAGTTTAAGAAGACACCAGAGCAAGTGAACAATGATATGTTGAATAATGTTATGGGTCAAGAAGGACAAATCGGGTCGGCTCCTCAACCATTACCTCTTAACATAGCTCAATAGATACCATAGAAAAGCAAAGCCCAAGAATCATACTTCAACATTTAATAATTAAAAAAATAATATGGCACATGCAGGAAGAAAAAGAATACGGAGACTAGACCCTAGAAGTGTTGTTAGACAATCTGAAATTTCAAGGTCGAGAGTAAGAAAAGTAGACCCCCGTAGTGTTGTAAGACAATCTGAAGTCTCAAGGTTACGAAATAGGAGAGTAAATCCAAGTAGTGTAGTTAGACAATCCGAAAGGAGAGTTCCAAGGAGAGGAATAAAGAGTGTAGCAAGACCACCACTATCTATTTTTGAAAGGATAGCTTCAAAGAGAGTTCCAACGATACCAAGGAGAGTTCCAACGATACCAAGGGTAGTAAGAACATCTACTCTTGAAAGGAGAGTTCCAAGGAGAGTTCCAACTACTCTTGAAAGGAGAGTTTCAAGTAGAGTTCCAAGGGTAGTAAGACCATCTGAAAGGAGGGCTGTAAGAAGAGCTACTTCTACTAGAGTTGCTCCTAAGCTTGGGAGAAGATTATCTAGAAGTCTAAAGAAACTTGACCCTCGTTCAGTTGTAAGACAAGGTGAGGTTGCTCGTGGAGTTGGTGCGAGAATTAAGAGAAGACTTCCATTACGTAGAAGAAGAAGAAATTTACGATAAAATAAATAAAATAAATAAATATGCCAGCAAAATCAAAAGCACAATTAGATTGGGTCAACTCTCCTGAAGGAATGAAAGCATTAGGACTAAGAAGAGTTGAAGAGTGGGATATCGCAAGCAGGGGAAAGAAGCTCCCTGAACGAGTAGCAAAAAAGAAGAAGAAATTAAGTAGTAAAAAGAGAAAGTAAATAAAGTAAAATGATAACAAAGCAAAAGCCAGCAAAGAAAGCAAAGAAGGGAATGAAGTTGCACACCTATATAGCAACTGGTGGAAAGCCATCACAGTTTAACTCAACGAACAGTAAGAAGAAATAAGATGCCTAAAGTAATAGTAAAAGGAAAAGTAAAGAAGTTCCCTTACACAAAGGCAGGAATGGCTGCAGCTAAGAAAGCTAAGAAGAAGTAGTATGGCAGATAAGAATTGGATTCAAAAAGCTATAAAAAAACCAGGGGCTTTACGAAAGTCTCTTGGTGTCAAGAAAGGTAAAAATATCCCAGTAGGGGAGTTAAAGGCTGCAGCAAAGAAAGGTGGAAAGATGGGAAGTAGGGCTAGACTTGCTATCACATTAAAAAAGATGAATAAGAAATAAGTACATTAGATATAACATAAAACAATGAAGCAATACTCTTTTGCACAAAACGGAAGAAAACTTCAGCGTGCTATTATGGAAGTTGGTAAAGAAGAACTAGCAGAAGAGCAGAAGTACGCAAGAGTAAAAGCACTCTATGTTTCTTATGGTGGTTCTTTAATTAACGAAGCCCCACAAGAAGAACCTACTAAAGAAGAAGTAGTAGAAGAGAAAGTAGAAGAAGTTTTACAGGAATCTCTTAAGCCAACAACCGAAGACGTAGCATTGTAGGCATGATAAGCCCTGTTGTTGAAAAGGTTATTAAGGAATTAAAGAAAACTACTCTTTCTAAAGATGATAGAGTAGCTCTTATTACTTCCTTAGTAGCAAAGATTCCAGCATTCCCTTTTACTGAAGTGATGACTGCAACAGCACAGGGCAAGATAATAATAAATGGAAAGACATTAGAAACTGAGCAGATAATCACCATTCGTGATAGTGCTATAGTTCTTCAAGAAAACCCTGCAAGAAAGATATTCCACGAGCAAGTAAAGTTTATTGCTCTTAACATGGGAATCAGAACATCTACAACTATTGATGAATTATTGTTTAGTAAAGCAGCTTTATGGTGCTTAAATGAAGAAGATAAATTGATTGAAAGTATGGGGATTCAATTTAAAGCTTGACACACTTAAAAGACAAAGTATAATTAAGGATTGGCAACCTTCGCCATTAAGAAGGATGAACGGTAACTCTAACCATAATAGAGATATACACATGCAAGACATTAAAAAAGAGGATATCGTAGAAGAAACTTCAACCTCTGAAGTTGAAAAAGAGACAACCGAAGAAACCAAAGAAGAAACAACCAAGGTAGAAGAAACATTCGAAACAGAAACTACCGAACAAGATCCTTTAGAAGCAGAACTTGAGAGAGTCAAGTCAACGAAAGGAGGAAGAAGTGAGATTGAAAAAGCTACTTACTCTTTACAGAACACTGCAAGACGATTGATTAAATTAGGAGAAAGTCCTAGTGCAATTCTCGGTATAGAGAAAGAAACTGAAACTTTTGAGGAGGATATTGTTGATGAAGACGATAAGCCAGTTACCCAGGGTCAATTAAAAAAGATCATAGCCGCAAGTGCTACAAAAACAGCATTGCAAATGGCTGATGATATAGAGAGCCCTACGGAGAAAGAATTGGTTAAATACTATGTTGAAAATAGAATCGTTCCTTCAGGAGACCCTGCTCAAGATTTCAAAGATGCACGTCTTGCTGTTAACTCCTTAAAGAATACTCAAATACTTGAGGAAACTGGAAGGAAAACAGAAGTAAGGAATCATTCAAATGCAAGTAGTGTTGATGCTAGGACTACAGAAACGGAAGGAGAACTCTCTCCCGAAGAAAAAGTCTTCCTCGGAGCACCATTCAATATGACTAAAGAGGAAATTCTCAAGACTAGGGAAAAGAAAGCCTAGTATTTCTGTCATAGAGGAGTCTTGTAAGGACTTACTTAAAAAACTAACTTACAAAATACTCACATGGCAGCAGTCGCTAATAATATAGTTATTCTTAACGAAACTGACCCCAGGTTTAGCACACAGGCTAACTTGGTATCGTCAGGTGGAGTTGGTACTATTGCAGCCAACACACCTACGAAGTCAGCAGATGCAGCAACAGCTGCAACTGGAGCTGTAGTACCTATGGTTGATGGAGACGGAGCATTAGGACAGAACTTTTCTGGTATTGCAAAGTCTTTATCAACTGATACCGCAGCTGCCAATGGAGAAGTAGTCTTGTGGCTACCTCTTCCTGGATATGTCTATCGCTGTAAAGCAAAGACCTCTACCACAGCAGATACAGCAGCAGAAATTCAAGCACTCTATCGTAAGAGAGTGGTCTTTGACTTGACTTCATCCCTATGGTCGGTGGATGCAGCAGCTGCAGATGCCCTAATTAACTGTGTAACTATTATCGGTGGAGAGCCTCGAACCACTGAATTGTCCTTCGTTTACAAGAACGCAGGTACAGTTATAGGACAGCACGCTACATCTTAACCACTAATATAAAATCCAATGAATAACGATTCAGCTCCATCTCTTATCCTTGTCAAAACGGCATTAGATAAGCTTTTGGATCAAGCATCAATAGAAATGGCTGTAGTGGGAAAGGCAGTTGCAACCGATGAAGCAGTCTTTACCCAAGATATAGCTACAAATGCAGCAGTTGTTAGTTCTGTAATTGGTGGAGGTGGTTACTTTCAAACAACTACAGAAGATGTTGCTCTTACTAACGAAGTAAATGTTGCAGCAGCAGCTTCACGAACAAGCTTGGTAGTACAGTTCAAAAAGAACTTGCCTATCTCAAGAACGTTCATGGCTGACCAGCAACTTTCTGCGGTAAGTAAAGCAGTAAGACAGCAAGCCCTAACGTGGGGAGCTTCAAGAGACTTAAATGCTTTTGCAGTATATGCAAATGGATTTGGAACTCAGACTACCATTGATGGAGTCTCTGTATTCTCTAACTCTCACGTTAACGAGAACGGAGATACTGTAGACAACCTAGAGACTGGTGTATTGAACGATTCTAACTTGAACATTGCAGTAGATAGTCTAAGAACACAGATTTCTCAGACTGGTGTAATCCTTGGTTATGAGCCTAAGTTCTTGTTGACTCCTTCTATCTTGCACCAAACTGGAATGAGTGTTGCAAAGTCTGTACTTCGTGCAGGAACTGGTAACAACGATCTAAACTATTTCTCTGAAATGTATCCTGGAATGAAAGTCGTATACTCTCCTTTCTTGGATTCAACTTCAACAACGGCTTACTTCTTGGGTTCACAAACTCATGGTATCTACCGATTTGAAAGAGAAACATTCTTTACTGACCTCGTTGACTGGAGATACTCTGCAAACGACCAGTATCAGTACAAGATGAGAGCTCGTGAAGTAGTCGACTCCATTGAATATTCAGGACTTGTAGGATCAGACGGATCTGTATAAGCTCTGTTGTTAGCTAATAAGCAACTAATAACAAAATATTCACATGGCAGGAACAGATTATTTCGCAGACAAAAACTCAACAGTAAAAGTTGCTCTTACTGATGCACTAGACAATGCAGTATTGGCTAAGTGTACTGTAGCAAATATGCCTTCTGGTGTAGCTGGGTATGCTGTGAGTTGTGTAGCAATGGCGACAGATAGTGGAGCACTATACTTGAACACAGGTTCAGTATCTTCTGCTACCTTTACGCTTATGGATACTGCAGCAACTTCATTGCAACTTCCTGAAGCATCAACTGATGCCTCAACTGCTACTGGAGTTTCTCTTGCCCTTACTCAGAATTTAGTAACGACAGGAAAAGGGTTAACCCAGTCGTTGTCTATTATGAATACAGGACTTGGACATGAGATAACTGCAACTGCAGCAACTCTTACAACTGGGCGTTACTACTCAGCGAATGATGGAGCACTAGAAGTATTTGGTATTGGTGCTAATGGACATATACACACCTTGCAGACTACGGCTCCAGTAATGACTACTAACTCAACGGGTCTCTCAGCAACAGCTATTGTTGCAGGGTCAACCGATGTAGCTGGTAGTTTCACCACAACTGGAACACCAGAATCTGGTACTGTATTAACTCTTACTTTTCACAAGACTTACACTACTGCTCCAAAAGCAGTTGTAATCTCACCAGCAAATGCTGCTGGGGGTGGAATAAATACAATGCCAATCGTAACTACAACAGCTACAACTATTGTATTTACATGGCCAGGTAGTGGAGTATATGCAGCAACTCCTTCAATCTCTTACCAAGTAATCGCCTAGAGAATACCTCTCTACTCTGCTCTTCATATCTTGTGAGTATGGAGAGTGGCGATAGGGAGGGTAATATAAAGTAAAAAATAACATGCAACTACAAGACGATAATAAAAAGACTTACATCTCCACAGCAGCCACCACACAAGTACATACAGGTCAAGCAACCTTAGTTGCTATAGTGGTAGGAACAACTGCAGCTGGTACAATAGGTATCATTGACAATACATCAGGAACAACAGTTAACGTTGGATTGTTAGCATCAAGCGTTGTAGAAGACACATATATGTTTATGTGCAGTATGACTAAAGGTATTCGTATCGTTACTGCAGCTGCAAGTAAAATTACAGTTGTATATCGAGCAATTAGTTAATAAAGAGGTAAGAGTAAAATACAATGGCATTACATACTGTCTCTGAACTAAAGGATAGTGTTTCAGGTTTACTATCAGGAATAGATTTGAATAACGTAGACGATTTGGATGGGTGTTTAACTCGTGCAGTCTCTACTCTAGTTCAGAAGGCAGATGTGCCAGAGGCTTCAGGAAAACAGAACATCACCCTTTACTCAGGAGTATTTGATTATTCTTGTGATGATAGAATATTTGGAACAGCAATTAATGATATTCGACCTCAAGGCATTACAAGGAGTCCAGTTAACTTTGTTTCAAAGCTTGACCAAGAACAATTTGATAGAACAAAAGGATTAGTTTACCCATCTGGTACACGTTCAGCTTTTGAGTATGTAAATGGTTCTCCAATAATTCGTATTGTTGCTCCTTTTCCAAAGCAACAGGCTATTATTGACCCCATGACTGCTATTACAGGGTGGACTGCAGCAGGTTCTGCCTCTGCTTTGGCTCAAGATACGACAGTATTCTACCAAAGTCCTGCTTCTATGAGATTTACCCTAACTGGTAGCTCTACGGGAACTCTTACTAAGACCCTTACAAGCTCCTTAGATTTATCTACTTATCAGAATGCAGGAGTAGCTTTTTTAGCTATCCAAATCCCTACAGGAGCTACTGCAACTAATTTAACTAGCATTGAAGTAAAGCTTGGCTCTGATTCTTCTAATTATACCTCTGTTACAAGCACAGCAGGGTTTTTGGGAGCTTGGGTGGCAGGAGAATGGCTCTTAGTATCTTATGATTACTCTGCTGGTACTGATACTGCATCTCCAGATTGGAGTGCAATCGCTTATGTTCAAGTAAGCTTGGCTCATACAGCAACCTTGACAAACTTCAGAGTAGGTGGTTTATGGATTTCTTATCCTACACCAGCACAAATTCTCTATCAAAGTGCAGCTATTTTCCTAGCTAGTGGTGCTAGTGATACTACTACAACAATTACAGCAAACACAGATGAGTTAATCCTTACTGATCCTGCATATAACATTTACTTACAGGAAAGTGCTTTATCGGTTCTTCAAAACACTGGTGCTTCTGCTAGCGATGCAACAAGTATTAAGATAAAGAGAATATTAGATGGGGATAGAGACACAGGAGATATTGGCTTGTATGCACGATATAGAGGGGACAATCCAAGTCAAGAGATTCGTCAAACAGGTACATGGTACGAGAATGAAGCAGGGTATAACCAACTTAGATAATGGCAGACTCTAGTAAAGCAAAAGACTTTCATTTTCCAGGAATGATATCTCAATGGCTTGGGTATGTTAGTTCTATAGATAAAACTAATATAGTAGAGAATGCTCTTGTTAAAGGATCACAGAATATCTATAAGAAGCTTTCTGGTACTATGGCTGTTAGGGAAGGACAAAAGAGATTAGGAGTTGCAAACACAACTGAATCTTCTTGTTCTTCAGCTTTTGTATGGAGTACGTCTTGGGGAGTAGTCTATAAAATGGTTATTGCAAACTCAAATCTTTATGTTGTTATTGACAATATATGGTATTCGTTGCTTTCTGGTTTGACAAAAACTAGATATGTGTTTGATAAGTATTGGGATAGCACAGAAACAAAAGATAGATTGATATTTGTAAATGGAACTGATGATATGTTTCACTGGTCAGGGGGATATGCTGTTATTGACTCAACTACTTCAAGCTCTATTACAAAGACAGGAACTACATCATGGAAAGAAGTTGGATTCTCTACGACATCAGGACAAAAGACAGTAGTAATAAATGGAACAACTTATACATATACAGGAGGAGAGACTACTACCACTCTTACAAGCGTTACTCCTGACCCTACAGGAGAGGCTAATGGTTCTACTGTACTTCAATCAGTTTTTACTAATAGCAATAGTCCTGCTGCAAATTTCCTTTCAGACTTTATTAAAGTAATCAACAACCAAGTATACGTTGGTTCATATACCTCTCGTAGGATTTTTATGTCCTCTGATACAGACTTTACCGACTATAGTGTTCCTTCTCCTCAACTAGCTGGAAGTCCTGGTTTGTTTGTTTTAGATAACACAGCAAAAGGTATTGGTGTTAGACAAGGAAAGGCACACGTTGGTTTTGGACAAAATGGATGGGCTGTAATATCTTTTGAGATTGTGTCAAATGATAATGTACTAACTAGAGTGAATACGATTGATATTAAGCCAATATCTCTCTTGCAAGCACCTCTAGCACATGAGTTTATAGATAATATAGGAGATAACTTAATATATCTTGCACAAGACCAGCAGTTAAGATCTTTTGGAGATTTCAATAACTTATTTGGAGTAGGGTATCCTTCTCTTTCTCAAGAGGTAGCAACAGAACTTTCAGAAGAAACCTTCACAGGAGGAGGATTAAAAAGCATAGGTGAATATATCTACATTACAGCTCCTAATTCTGGGAAAGTATATTTGAGACAAGAGAGAACTAGTATAGATATAGAAGGAAATATAATAGCAGAAAGATTATGGCATTCTCCATTCATTTGGAATGCTACATTTATTGACCAAGCATCTGGAGTTGTAATTGCTTTCTCAAATGCTAACCCTCAAATATATCAAGTATGGGATACTGGACAGTGGCACGATGACTCTCCTGCTGATGAAGCATTGCCATATTCTTGTATTATGGCATTAGGATATAGAGGAGAAAGTAGAAGACAAGGATTATGGGTTTTTGATAAAACCTTTACAGAAGGGTATATGACTTCAGGAACTCCTCTCAATCTTTTGATAAACTATAACTATCAAGGATCTACTGGTGCAATTAATGTGCCAATAAATAGTGTAGCTAAACCAGCTTTTCTATTTGAATCACCAATCGCTTCATTAGGAGAGGCTTCATTAGGAGATGAGTCATTAGGAGATCAGATTTCAAGTGATATTAATCAAGAAACATTAGCAAAGTTCAAGGTGATAAACTCTGTATCTATTGTTAACTGCTTTGAATGGCAACCAGTATTTTATTCAGATACAGCTGACGCACAATGGGAAATATTAGCTGTTGCAACAAATGCAGAAGTAGCACTAGAGCAAGATGCAACATTCATAATTAACAAATAACAAAATGTGTGCTACTCTAAAATAATAAAATGGCATATCTTCCTTTCGGAGCGAAAACATACAACTTAGCAAGTTCAATTAGTTCTACTGCTACTTCAATAACTCTTTCTTCTTTCCAAGAACCTGTTACTGCAACTCCATATACGATGGTTCTCATAGGTTCTGATATTGTTTATGCTACTATCGCACCTAAAACAACATCTTCAGAGTTTATATCCTTTACAGGAATTACACAGAATGCAAGTGGTACAGCTACCCTTACAGGTGTTACAAGAGGACTAGCAAAGAAGACTCCATTTACAACTGATGCTGCATACCAACTCCCACATTCAGGGCAGACACAGTTTATTATCTCAGATGCTCCTCAAGTATTTAACGAATACGTTACTTTAGATAACGATGAAACGATTGTAGGACTAAAGACATTTCCAGGAGGAGGAACTACAAATGCTCCTGTTTCGGGAACTTCCTATACAGCTCCTACAAATAACTTAGAATATTCTTCAAAAAAGTATGCAGATGACTTGGCTATTGCTGGTGCTCCTGATGCTTCTACTACTGTTAAAGGAATTGTTGAGGAAGCTACACAAGTAGAAGTAGATGCAAAAACAGCAGCAGGTGGAACTTCAGCAAGACTATTTCTTAATCCTACTACGCAAAGAAGCGTACTACTTTCAGATTATGTTGCAGATACAGGAGCTGCAGACGCTTATGTTATTGCTCCTTCTCCTGCGATTACGGCTTATGTAGCAGGACAACGTTTTACCTTCAAAGCTACAACTGCAAACACAACAACCTCTACTGTAAATGTTAATGCTCTTGGAGTTAAGACTATAAAGAAGTTAGGGAATACTACTAACTTAGTAGCAAATGATATTCTTGCTGATCAGATTATTGAAGTTGAGTATGATGGTACTTACTTTCAAATGTTATCTCCCTCAGGGAAAGACTTTGTTGATATAGTTACAACACAAACTGTAGCAGGGACTAAAACCTTTTCTGGTGCAGCACTTTTGTTTACTGGTACTGCTGTTCAATTTACAGCATTACC